ATCTTTGCCAGTTTTGGGGTCATCGAGTATGGATATTGACTCAACGACTGCATTATAGATTGCTTTGTCTTGACAGAATTTTTCTGTTGTGTCGAGCAACCATCCGAGGTCTGTATAGTCTTCTGAGTCCGAATTAATCGCATCCAATAACTCCATTGATTCTTTGAACTCTTCTTCATTCATTTTAGTCTCTGAAAGTTCTATCACCAGAGCTTCCTTTGAAGGAAGAGAATTATATTTAACTACAAAATCATTTATTTTATCATAAATGGTTTTATCAGCATGTTCCGTAAAATAGTCAATTTTTAAAAAAGGCAATACCTTTCTTGTGTAATCTTCATTTAGTAATAAGTTTTTCAATATCGCTGTTTCGGTTCTCATTCTCAGCAGACTCCCATAAAAGTTCTATAATTGCTTCACCAAGCTGTTTTTCAAAAATTTCTCCTTGCTCATCTGTGATATCTCTATTTCCAATATCATCTGGAGCCATTACAATATCATAACTATAGTCACAATTTAAAGTACCATCCTCATTAGGTTCTTCATGTGTTTCAAAATTTTTATATTTTACTACAACATGACAGAACGGTCCTTCTATAATTTGAAGACACCTTCCTTTATCATTTGGATCAGTTGGATTTGGAACAACTATAAACCAATTATCCTTCAGTTTTTTCTTCGGCTGATTCATTGGTGCTAAGTTCGGCATCACTTCCCTTTCCATATAAAAATTCTTTATCAGCAGCTTCTTCTAATTTTTCCATAATATCTGCTGTGAAATATTTTTCTGGATCACTTAATATTTGTTTTCCAAAAATCTTAGTACCATCTGGCATTTCATACCTTGTTGATACTTTATTAATTATACCATACTTCTCAGCTAATTCAAGTAATCCATAATATCTACTTAACCCCTCATCATAAGTCAAAAGAACATCAACCATCTTATTTTCTTTGGTCAATCTTGATTTGAAATTCTTACAATGAATAATATTTCCAATTACATCTGTTCCTACTTTTTCCTTTCTTTTGGAAAGAAATATAATAGTTGATGCTGCATATTGAAGTCCACTCCCTCCGCCCATTACGTCTTGAGGAAACATCGTGCCCACTTGTTTGTATGTATGGTTTGTAACAATTAGAGGAATACCAGCTTTGGCGAGTTTGAGAGTTAAAACACGAAAGGTGCCCTTTACAATACGCGCCTTAGTCATATCTACCTTATTTGCTCCCTCAGTAGTATCACCAACTTCTTTTTCAGTTGATAACATTCCCAAACTATCTAAACATAATAAAAGTGGAGCACCACTCGACTCTATATGTTTATCTACCACTCTTGTTGCTTGTTGAGCAAATTCTTGTATAGTAGCAACTGGTAATTGAATGAATCTTTTAGTATCAATGTTTCTCTCCTCAATCATTTCAGGAGTAAGAGCAGATTCAGACTCAAAATAAAGAACACCACCATCAGTATTATCAGCGAGGAATTGCTTGACAAGTCCCAATAGAAAAAAGGTTTTACCAGTTGCCGACTCGCCCGCAAACGCAGTAATTTTATTCGACGGCAACCCTTTGTATATGCTCCCCGAAAGGAGTCCATTAAGTATATAAGATCCAGTATCGATATGTTCATTTACGCTCCCTAGCATTCCATCTGAAACTTTAGATGCATATGGATTTCCTGTCACACCAATTAGTTCATCAAAATAATCTGCCATATATTTTCTCCTTGTTATGTGAAGAATTCCATAAGGTTGTTTCTTTTTTCATAATCCCAACCAATAGTTTCAAGAATCCCCTTCATTGGATTTAAAAATGATTTCTCAAATTGCACTTCATAATTAATATACTCATTCAATCCAAATTCTTTTGGAAGAGTATTTAACACCGCAATAACTGAATCTCCAGTAGGATTAGGTTCAGTTAAATAAGCATACTTAATTTTTTCACCTTCTTGAATCTTTGGATACTTCTTTGTCAATCGGTTAGTTTGAAGTAACTTATTATATATCAAAGATCCTTTTACATGAAGTGGAGTTGACTTTTTATAGATAGTCGCGGCGTCAGAATATTTTGCAAGTCCCTTAACTGAACGTGGAAAAAATACATCTTCAGGTGGAAGTTTCTTAAACATACTCTTGAACTCTTCTATAAAATCTATCACATCTTGTTCAGTTCCATTCATGATAAGTTTAAATGCTTTCTTGAGAGCATTCCTACATGGTTCTGGAGTAGAACTTTTAACCGCTTCAATTCCCATAATCTTCAGTTTAGGTTTCTCATACTGGACACCCTCTGAATTATGAACATTCAGAACATAATGTTTTTTAGCAGTCCAAATTCCAACATCAGCAAGAACTTCCCTTTTCATTACCATCTTTTGTTGAAAGACATTCATGTATTCTGCCATTTCATTGTAGCACTTATCAATTACATCTTGAAGTTTTCCATCACAAACATCATCCATGAATTTAATAGTCTTTTGTGTGTCTTTTAATCCCACCCGCTCAACCAAAGGATCAAGAGTTACATACAAAGAATCTGTATCAGATGCCAGCACATAATCAATATCTTCAGTTTCTAAAATTTTATTCATGTACTTATTGACTGCCCGCTCAGCCCACCTAATAGAAAGTTGGCCTGCGACAGATACAGCCTCAGCATTTCTGACATCATAGAAACGGAACCATTGATTTCCTAAAGCACCATACGCTGAATTAAGAGCAATTTTGAGATTAAGTTGAAGATTGTAATATTGAGATAATTTGTTTTTATCTGCTTCTCTTCCCTTCTTCTGTTCACTAATTAATAATTTCTTATATTTTACCCTGTCATCATACATTTTTTCCATAAGAGAGGGGAAGAATCCTTTATGGTCTTTGGTATATAAAGAACCATTTGGAGTCATTGTAATATCATTCTCCTTGAGAAAAGTAGTATCAAATTCTCCATTAAGCATTGGTTCTACTAATCCAGTTTCTTCATGAGTACCCAATAATGTTTCTGGAGAAATATTATATTGCATAATAAGATGTGGATACAGAGAATTCAAATCAAAACTACAAACCCATTTATGTCGACCCAATTGTGGTTCTTTTACATAAGCACCTTCATATGCAGCACTTTTTTCTCTATGTTTCTTTGGAGGTATTACAATATTATTATCTCTCAAATGGTTGTAACAAATACAATCCCACATCTTTACAGGACTAAACACATCATTGAAATTACACTTTGCCAAATATGCCAGAGATATTATTATCTCTAGAAGTTTCATTTTTGTTTCAAGATTTTCAACTAACACAACATCATGTACATTATAATCAATAAACTTCTGGAAGTCCGTTCTGTAAAGTTCATGTAATGTATCTACTTCAGAATAATCTAATTTTCTTTCTTCCAATTCTACATAAGCGATGTGATTCAATGAATATGATTCCTGATTTACATATGTAAACTTTTTATATGCATCCATATAATCAAGAGCGGAAATTCCTACCAACTCATAGACTTGATGCCGTCTTCCACCAATTCCTGTAATACTACTTTCTTTATACCACCCCCAAGGCGAAAGTTTCTTTGCTGCTTTTTCACCAAACAGATTAACAATGCGATTTACAAGATATGGAATATCAAAAAAGCGGATGTTCCATCCAGTTACTATGTCTGGATAATTTTTAGACCAACCTTCAATAAATTCTGTCAACAGGGCTTTTTCATCAGAACATTTAATGTACTTTACACCTGGCGAAGGATTATAATTTCCACAAGCATAAACTTTAAAATCATCATTTACTTTAATAGATATAGCCAATACTTCTTCATTAGCATTTTCTATATTGGGGAATCCATTTTCAGAACTTGTTTCAATATCAATGTATGCAATTTTCATTTTGGAAACATCATAACTAATCATACCAGGATATTGATCAGCAATGAAAGCATATTGAAATTGATCTATACCAAATACATCTCCAGCATAGTTTTTAATTGCTTGATAGGATTCTTTCATAGAACCCCATTTGACAGGAGAAACTTTCTTACCGTCTAAGGTTTTCCATTTGGATGGATTTTGAGAATGAACATATAGGGTAGGCTCATAAGGAATCTTTGTTTGAAAAGTTTCCCCTTGATTATTCACTCCTCTTATAGCAATATTGTTGCCAAAAGGTTGTACATTAGTATAATACATTAATAATATTTCTGATATGGGATTTCTAGTTTGTCAAATGTATTATAACACCATTTGATTTGTTTGTCAACCCATTTAATTGGACCAGAATAGGCCCCAATAAGGAATAGAAATTGAAGATAAAATTTAAGGGTAATTCCTATTAAGCATATAGATATTTTTTTCACATCCTCCCCCTACTTGAGAAGACCTTTTTTATATTGTGTCTTCCCTCTAATTCTTAGTGCAGTTAATATGTTTCCTCGATTCGAACCATCTTTTTTGTAAGAACAATGTATCCAACCACTGTGGGGGTCTTTACCATCATAAAATTCCAAAATCAGCTGGTCAAATTCCAAGCTATCTTTGATCCATTCAGCGAGGTCTGGATTTGATATTCGTGAAGATTCAAAATCAGCTGCTTCGCCATTACAATGCTGACTCGTTTTGGAACCACCCACCTTTGCATTCAATGTAGGAGAACGATAGCCACTATTAATACGTATGGGTCCAAATTCTTCTCTTATTGGTTGTAGAATATGATTACAAAGATTTACTAAATTGATAATATGTTCTCTAGAAGCGTCATTTGAAACACCAAGTCTCGCCGCAGTAGAACTTTTTATCATTTCTTGATATGAA